AACCGGCGCGAATTGCGCCGCGACAAGCTGGAAGATGGTGAACGCCACGCTACACACCGCCGATGCAGCGGGCCGTTCCTATGCCCGATCAGACGGCGAGACCTACACGACGCTCACGCAACCGCGCAATAAACCTATCACGGCAAGCCAGCAGTGACCCTCAGCGTTTTGCGCGCGAGGTAGAGCGCGCGGACCGTGGGCGTGACGTCAGCCGCGACGATGACGCCCTTGGTGATCAGAATGTCGATCAGCAGCTCGAGCGCGCGGAACATGAGCCCATCGTTGACCTCGAGGGATGCGAGCGCGACCTGCGCCGCCGTTGGCACCGGCGCCGGGTCCGGGGTGTTGGGCACCGCGAGCCACGCCAGATACGCCACATAGTCGGCATTGGCCGGATCGGTCGGGATCAGCACGCCATCCGCTTCGCGGAGGATCTGCCTGGGATCAGAGGTAAGCGCGTAGAGTGCCATCAGAGGTCCGCCGAAACCGTATAAGTGCCGAGCGCCAGAAAGCCGCCGAGCGCAGTGACGACGGTCGCCGGCCCGCCGGTCTCTGCGTCGAACGCAGTGAATGTGCTGGTCGAGCAATTGGTCTGGGTGCCGAAGGTCGAGGTCGGCGTGGGCGTCGCACGCATGGTGGTGGGAAATGTCTGGGTGAACCCGGCAGCAGCACCGGCCGCGCCGTAACTGGCCAGACGGCAGGTGCCGATCGCGTAGAACCGCTGGCAGTTCGACAGATCATAGCGCGGGTCAGGCTTTTCCAACGCGGAGACCGCAGCCGCGATCTCAAGCTGCAAGCCCCAGACCTGGATGGTGCCCGATTGCACGCCGATCGAGCCGGCCCGCGTCGCATTGGTCGCGCCAGACGAATACCAGAGATTGAGTGCCGAATAGTCGGTCCCGACCGTGGTGCCGAACGTCTTGCCGGCCTCGGAGGCCACCGCGAGCTGGAGCGAATAGCGGGTCCAGCTGGTCGAGATCGGCACCGCCGTGCCGGCGCCCTGCACGTTCGCCGAAGGCGAGCCACCGGTGCCGAACACCTGATCGATCGAGACGCCGATCGATGGCGTGCCGGTCGCAGCCTTCGCCCAGAAACTGACCGTGATCGTCTTACCGGAGAGCCGGCGGACGGACTCGATCTTCTGCGTAATCACGTCGAAGGCTGCAGCGCCCGCATTGCCGGCGAACACGTTCTGCAGCGAGTAGGTCGCCTCCTCGTCGCCAATCGCCGTGCGATCGGCATCCGCCAGCGCATTCTGCGTCACACTCAACGTGTCGAGATTGACCGTTATCTGCCAGCGGTCGAGCGTATAGACAGCCGTGGTGAACGGACCAGCGCCGCGCTGCGCGATGTTGAACAGAGGATTATGCAGCTTGTTGCGACCGATGTTGTCGGTGGCCGCGAGCAGCGGAGCGCCACCGATATCGGTGAGCACCTGCGCCGGCGTCTGCACCTCGTAAGCCGTGCCCGCCGCATTGATGCGGACGAAGTCGAGCGCGGTGCCCGAGGTCGGACCCGGCACCGAGCCCGACGAGCCAGCCGATGGAGCGACGGTCGGCGCGTAGATGAAATCGCCATTCACCGGCACGGTCGCGTAGCGGAAGATGCGCTTGGTGCCGTTGTCGTTGACCTGCAGGATGACGACGTGCGGCACGGTGTCGTTGTTGTGCACCGTGATCTCGGTGCAGAGCCGCTCCACCCCAGCCGTGGGCGCCGCCACAACCGTCACCACAGCCGTGCCGTTGGTGATGGTATCGCCGCCCGCCGGCAGGAAGCCCGGCCCGGTGTAGTCCCCCCAGGCCGCGGTGACGTCGAGGTTGTTGGTGGTGATTACCTCACCGAGCCGGACCTCGATCGATTTGAGAGTGCTGTCGAGGATCACGGTGGCATCGCCGCGAAGAAGAACCCGAGCCCCAGGCCGACCGCGAGCGGCAGCTGCAGCGGCGGATCAGGAGACAGCGGCGGCACGGCGACAGACGGCGCCATCGGCGGATAGAGCGGCGGCTGCACAGCAGAGGGCGGCGGCGGATTGGTCGGCTGCGGCGCCATCGGCGTAGGCGGAAAGCCAGGATCGCCCTGGATGTTCAGGATCTGCGTGGTGTTGTTTTGGATCTCGTCGTTGATGGTGACGATTTCCTCATTCACCTGCGTGATGTTTTCCGAGAGCGTATTGGTCGCGGTGACCAGGGTGCCGACGTTTTGCACGGTGGTGCCGAAGGATGCCGCGAGCCGCTGAATCCACTGATGCGCGTCCTGCGTGAGCACGCCCGAGCGCGGATCGACGAATGGCCGATCGCCATAGGGCAGCGTCTGCCGCGGCCCGGTGCCCGGCACGATCTGCTTCGGCGGAACCGGCGCAGAGCCGCTCATTCCATGGCCTCATTCACGTCCATGTAGACGCCGATGATATTGCGCCGCACCGGATCAGTGATCTCGAGACGGATCGTGCGCTGGCGAAACTGGCCCATCTTCAACCAGCGCAGCCGCTTGGTGTATTCCCCGGTCTTGCCCATCGAGCGCCATTTCTGCAGCAGCGAATAGGTGCGCCCACCATCGTCGGAGACCGAGAGCCGCACCTGCGGATCAGCGCCCTGCGGCGTATTCGCCGGCACCACCAAGGGCAGCTGAAAGCGCCCAGCCGGCGGCGAGGAGCCGGCCGCCACGAGATTGCCGGAGGAGCGCGGGAAGGCGCCGCCAGTGCCCGCGTTGTCAGACCAGAGGTTCGGCGAGCCAGCGCCGCTCCAGGTGAGGAACACCGGCGGCGGCACAGCAAACGGCACCGAGCCGTCGACCCCCAGATAGCTCGAGGAGCCATCCTCGCCGACGAACAGCCGGCGATTGGCAACGACGGACAGATCGACGAAGCCATCGGTCGGGCCGAACCACAGATCGCCCACGGTGACCTGATCGATGATCGGCGGCGGCGACGGAAAGACCAGCGCCGACCAGATATCCACCATCGCCCAGCCGTGGAAGGAGGTCGGCGTGCCGGAGACCGGGTTAACCGAGCCCGCCGACTGATTGTAGGAGACCTCCAAAATGATGTTCTGCGTGACATCGTCGGAGGAGAAAGAGCGCGTGGAATTGCCGAGACCGATGACCGATGAGGCGTTGGCCGCGCCCGATAGGGCCTGCACCGCTTCGACCGGCGCGGTGTTGCCATTGCCGACCGTGACAAGGTGGTTGCTCGCCATGCGCGACTGCGACAGATCGATGCCCGCGAGCGTCGTGCCGAGATCGAGCGTCCAGACGATGGCGCCGGTGAAGCCGTTGATGCACACCAGATAGTCGTGGTCGCCGGCGCCCTCCGTGACGTCGAGCACGACGAAGCCGTTGTCGTAACCTATCGAATTGCAGGTGATGGTGGTCCAGCTGGGATCGATGGCGGCAGCCGGGATGGTGGCGATCTTGCGCGACGTGATGCCGGGATTCTGCGTCGGCCACGACGCGATGTCGTAGCCCGCAGCCGAGCCGGAAATGTAGATCGCATACACGCCGAGCGAGGCCTCCCCCGCGAGATTGACGTCGGCGAAGAAGAACGAGCCAGCACTCCCCGAGCCACCAGCGCAGACACTCGACTTCCCCTGGGTGCCAGACGAGACGGTGCCGTAGAAGCCAGCCGCGGTCATGTTGTCGGTGCGGATGATTCCCGCGTTGGCGGAGAACGTGCCCTCCTTGATGACGCAGTAAGGCGTGGTCCCGACAGAGCAGCAGGCCAGCCCGGCGAACTGCCCAGCCATCTCACCGATGGTGTCGGGATAGTTGCCAAAGGTCTCATTGATGCCGAAGGAAGCGACCGCGAGCAGAGTGTTGGGATCGACCTTCCAGACCTTGCATTTGACGCCACCGCCCCACTGCCCGATCAGGAAGCCATTCAGGTCGCAGCGCGCGCCAAAGAACGTGTCGCTGGTGGGCACCGTGGTTTGACTGAGGATCGGATTTTGCGTGGCAAAGACGGTCGAGTAGGACCGCATCTGGCCGGTGTTGTTGAAGAAATAGACCCGCTCATTCGGCCAATCGATGGTGATCGCATCGGGATTGCCGATGGCATCGGACGGCACGACGAACTGCGCGATGGAGCCCGACATCAGACCGGCTCCGCCAGCCACGCGGCGGTGTTGGCGAGCGGCAGCACCGAGCCCCAGACGATCGAGACCGGCGAGAGGAAGGACTCGGAGAACACG